AGCGTAAGTACCAGAATTTCCTACAAAAGTAGCAATATATCCAGTATCAGAAGCGCCTGTACTACCGCCCACATTTAAAGAACCAATGTTAGAACTAGCGCCATTATATGGAATAGCAACAAGATTACTAGCATCTTTATATATCGCTTTTTCAGATGGATAATCAACCCATACTGCTGCAGTGTTTCCAGCCAAATTAATAGCTGATCCAGAGTTACTTGATGATAGGATAGTATTACGAGCTAAAGTATTTCCTGATGATGTGTATGTGCCAATACCTACTTCCCACGCAAAGGATGTATTGTCATAAATGGTGTAATAACAAGTATTACCATTTCCAACGCCAGCAGAAAATGATTGATAACCATTAACCGCTCCAGCCAAAATGACTGAGCCTGTCCCTGTACTGGTCGTTGTTTCCTGTACTCTATCAGCTAATACTAAAGCCATAATTGGCTCCTAAATTAAGACGTTGCGGTAGTGGTGTAAGTAACTGCCAATGAGTCGCCACTGGATACTATTTTGCTTCCTGCTGTGAAAGTGCCAGCGCTATATAAAACACCAGTAGTAGAACCAACTGTTGCAGAAGCAGATGCGCCAGAGTTGATAAAGCAACCAAATACAGTACCACCACTTGTAAATGTAAATGTCAATGCAGAAGCGGCCTTGGATGTGATGTTGCTACCAGCAGCAGATCCATTGTTTGTAGCGGCTGTCCAGTTTGGAGATTGACGGCTACCAGAATATGCAGGAGCATTAGCACCACCAACTTCTTGCCAACCAGCGTGGGAACTAATGGTATCTGATGGAAAATAATTAGCAGTAGCTGATGCGCTTCCTACTAATCCAAGATAGTTAGCACCAGAAGAAGTTCCGCCGCTAGTACCAGTTGCGCCAAAATAATAATCAAAAAGAGCATTTTTGCCTACAGCAGTAACCAAGTTAGGCGCTCTATCTTCCCATTTAATGTTACCTTTTGCATCGTAGCATACTACATCGTAGTATCCTTCAAATCCAACAGAGTTGTCAGATGCAGCGTTACGCATTACCGCAGCAGTGCTGATATCTCCAAATTTTGCTTTTTCCATGTAAAACTCCTTAACTAATTGTCAATACTGCGGTAGTTGATGTTGCCGTTGGGAACGTAACGGTAAACGTATTTGAGCTGGTAATTGTGCTACCAAAATTCAAAATAAAACACGCCGCTCCAGTGGTGCTATTATAAACTAAGGCTCCATTTGCGGAAAGGCTTCCGGACCAAGTAACATTATTAAACGATATATAGGCCGTATTATTGGTCGTATCTTGGGTGGGTGGATTAGATATGGTTAGCGCCTGCCCACCAGCTGTATAACCTATCGCTGTAACCTCATTGGTTGAGGTATAGGCTGTGGTCGTATTGTCTAGGTTAGCATTACCATTGTAAAGCGCAATTTTGTAGGTATATGGAGAAGTAAGGGTAAAGTTCTCCAAACCAGACAAAATATTGGCTTTAAATAAGGTAGTTTGTCCTTGAACAATAGGCATTAGGTTTTAACCATAAGTTTAGTTTGACCATCACGGTAAGCATCGCCACGCTCAAGACCATCACCAAGGCGTTTGATTTCAGAAAGTGCTTCTTGAAACTTGTCTTCGTAATACTTAATGATATCCGCTTCTTGCTTTTGGAATAGCATAGCTTCGCGCATAGAACCATAGAACAAGACTGGATCATAATTGTCTCCAAGCCAGCTTTGACCATTTGGATTATTAAGCGTAGCAATTCCAATAGAAAATCCTGAACCTGTTCCACCCACAGAGGATGATGAAATTGATAAAGTATCCGTTGCAGAATAAAAACTACCACCATTTTGAATGGTGCAACTAGCTACATTACCGCTAGAGTTAATTAAAATATCAGCAGTAGCGCCAGATCCTGATCCACCGGTCAATGGAATATTTTGATATAAACCGGGAGAATACAATGATCCAGCAACAAATGTGCTATTTAAAACACTAATCACGCCTTGAACAATTGATACAGGATAGTAAAAATAATGTAATTCGGCACTATAGGTTGAATCTGGAGTCGGACCGACAATCGCGGTTAGTTCATTGACATTATTAGTAGAGCTGCCAAAAATAGCGTAATACTTAGGTAAAGACCAACTTGTTGTGCCATTGTTGGGGTATGCTTCGCGGATAAAGTTAACATCTTTGTTAATTAGATAAGTATAGTTTCCACTGCTATCAATAACAGCAACAGAATAAGTGGCCAACCAGTCAAACGGCAAAGTTAAATACTGATTTCCAGATGTCAGATTACCGGTTACGTTTTTACGCAGGGATGGGATTTGAACTGCGTTATATATGCGTGTTTCAGCCTGTTCCACAAAAAATGGAATGTTTGCCACAAACGTCGTTTCTGACGTCTGAGCATAGGTCTGAATATTGTTATATAACGTTTCGTAGTTCATTTATTACGCCATTGGTCCACGAGCAATACGGCCTTTAGTAGCTGCACCATTTCCACGGGTTTCTTGTCCGTCTTCTTTGGTTGTGCCTTTACCCCAGCTTACTGCGCTTGCTGGTAGTGGGTCTTTGATATTAGCGGTCTTTGCTGACTTCTCGGTTGCATAGTCGCCCATTTCCATTACTTCATTACCATCAATGATTTTGCCAGCCATCGTGTGTGGACGTGCATAATCGCTTGCTGGATGGTCATAAGGAGCCTTACCAGTCTTAATAGCTGGGCTATTCTTCTTGGTTGGTTTTACATTCTTTGCGGTTGCCATATTAACGACCTCTTGAGCTAGACTTCTGGTTGGCAACGCGAGCCATATTACGGCCCATGCTGCGTAAGTTAGACTGGGTTACACCACCCTTAGCCATTTTCTTAACATCCATGCCGCCTTTTTTAAGCTTGAGCTTGGTATGTTTGCCGGGATGCTCTTGAGCATCGTGTTCTTTCATGGCTTTCTTGATCTCTTTATCAGCGACCATTTTGTCCATTTTCATATCTGCTTTTGTTGATTCCATCTTTGCCATTTTTTACTCCTACGTTGTCGTAATTGTTACTGAATTAATGTTGCCTTTTCCTACTAAATAATTGGGGGTAAGGTTTCTGTCTACACCGCTAGAACCCCCTACAGGATACCAGCCCCACTGTATAACTCTACTACCGCCTTCAGGATAACCAGCTTGTTGAGGGCTGTTACCACCGCCTTGTTGCGTCTGCAATCCACTCGGACCAGATGCGTAATAACTAATATCAGGTCTTGGCTCCCTAACTGCTTGAGGATCATTCACTGGATACAAGCCAAGCTGTAGCTGTGGCTGATCTGGATCCCAACACTCAGGACAAACCTTAATGCTGACTAATTTGGTCTTGATTGTTAGCTTTTTTAATTCAACTAACTTATATCGTTGACCACATCTGTCACATTCCGCAATACTGTGTTTGCCACTAGCATACTTAGTCGGCATACTTACCTCGAATAAAACAAGTTACGAGGTACAAATCTAATTGATACATCTTCTCTATCTTCTTCAATTGCCTGCTGCAACTGTTCCATATATTCTGCTTTTAAGCCAGCGGCACGTTGAATATCCATTCCCGGCAACTTCATAGCCAAGTAGTATGCCAATCCAGCAACTAAACAAGTAATCCAGCGGAACGGGATATCCTGAACATATACACCAGTACCTGAATCCTGAACCCGTCTCATACGCCAATAAACGAGCGTATACGGCGTTCCATTATCGGGGGTAGGCCATACTGCCAAGCTGGGTAATTGCTGGTCGTAAATCGCTGCTCCAACGCTATGTGACGCCGCTGTAGTATTGTACTGTCCGCGGTAGCAGTTTAAAAGCTGGTTTCCTGAAATATTGACATAAGCAATGATCTCGCTATCAATCTGGATAAATCCAGTAGACCGCATATTAAATGTAGAACTCAGGGTAATTGTGGTAGCCGATGGGGTCAAAGAAGCCGCCAATGTTACGCCAGCATAAATATTGGAATTACCGGTTTGACGGTTGTACCAAACTTGAATTGGACGACCATAGGTCAACTTATTAGGGATCGTAGAATAAGTAGACTCAGAAATACGATTTAGGTTGATATCCTGCTGATTGGCGGCGCTAGAGTTATTAGTGCGAGTAACCAAATCTAGGATGTCAATCGTATCAGCGCCAACTGGATATATAGCTTGGCCATATACCAATGGAATAGAAATTTCCTCTACTGTCCAAAAGTTTATGCCGCGGTTAGCCCATTCAATCGTTAATAGGTTAATAGACCTTTTTGCGGTGCGAAGATCATATCCAGTGCGTAACTGCGAGCCACAACGCTCAAAGGCTTCTTCTACAAGCTCAGTGAGGTCAAGGTTAAATGTTGAATTACCACTGGTATATGCCATTATTTTTTCTTCATGCCTTTAAGGGTTTCAGCCAATCTAGCTCTCTGCCCTAACTTGCCGGGCTTTTTTGCAGCAGCAGCTAGTTTCTTAGCAGGAATAGTTTTGCCTTCCTTAACGCCT